AGCAGCAGCAGGATCATCGCCCACCCGAGCAGGTGACTGCGGTGGGAACTCTGGGATCACGTTCCCGGCTTCAAAGACCGTTTATTGGAACCTTGCGGGGACACAGAACTGGAGTGCGACAGCATGGGCTCCATCGTCTGGCGGAACACCTGACATCAATCAGTTTCCTCTTGCTCAAGACACAGCGGTGTTTGACGAAGCAGGCAGCGTGACGGGGGCGATCACGATCAATGCTGCGTGGAATATCGGTACTTTTGATGCGTCGGCTAGAACGAGTGCGATGACGATAAGCAATGGCTCTACTCCTTTTGTTTATGGAGATTGGGGCTTTGGTACCGGGGTTACATCAAGCAACACAAGTAACACGATCACATTTGCTAAGCGCGGCACTCAAACTATTACTAGTTCTGGGATAGCATTTAAGTGCCCTATTGATGTTAATTCTGTAAATGGGTTGCTTCAATTAGCAGACGCATTTGAAATTCAGGGCGAACGCAATTTTACACTTACAAGTGGTACTTTTGACGCCGTTACATATAATGTAACACTCGGTTTGAGACTACTTCTCACAGGCTCTACAACAAGAACTCTAAAAATGGGCTCAGGCACATGGACTTTAACTGTTGTTGATACTTTTGTAGTTTGGGATGCAACTACTACAACAAACTTAAATTTTTATAAAGGAACTGCAAACATTTTACTTTCTGGAGCTGGAGTAGGCTCTACAAGAACATTCCACGGCGGCGGTCTTTCCTACAACAAGCTCACCATCGGGGGCACCACCGGCACATCTACTACCACCATTACCGGCAACAACCAATTTACCGAGCTTGCCTCGACCAAGACCGTTGCACACACTATAGATTTTGGTTCCACCACCCAGACCTTTGGCAAGTGGACTGTCACGGGCACCTCTGGCAACGTGGTCACGCTGACGGGTACTGGAACCTCTCACATCCTTGCTGGCGCTTGCACCGATAGCATTGACTACCTTGCTATGGGCAGCATTGGCTTTGCAGCAACAAGCCCCGGTGAGTTCTATGCTGGAGCCAACAGCACCGGAACCGCTGGAGCACCCGTCTACCTTACTGCTAAACCCGCAGACAGCACACGCTACTGGGTAGGCGGCACAGGCAACTGGAGCGACACCGCGAGATGGTCTACTGGATCTGGTGGCGGATCTGGTGCTTCTGTGCCCCGTAGCCACGACGACGTAGTCTTCGATTCCGCTTCTAATGCCACAGCCTATACCGCTACGGTGAACGCCGTAACCGGCGGGATTCGGATGAAGTCGCTCACCATTGCTGGACCTGCCTCGGGGAACGTAACCCTAGCAGGAACAACCCAAATGCGCGGAATACATGGCAATGTGACGCTGCCTGCTACGGGGTTGACGAGGACGTATACCGGAGCGATGACGCTATCCAGCAACTCGACCGGGCTGACGTTTACTACGAATGGGGTAGCGTTGTTGAGTAATATAACTATAAATGGCGTAGATTGTTCATGGAGCTTGGGTAGTGCGTTAGATATTTCGGCAACAGCACTTACAGTCACGAACGGGTCATTTAACCTTGCAACTTATAATTTAGCAGTAAATACACTTTTATCGGACAATGGAAACTCAAGAACAATTAACTTTAGCACTGGCACAACAACAATTTCTGGTGCTACGCCAATCAACTTTGGCACCACAGAAACAAACCGAGCCAATCTAACTGTCACAGCAAGTACATCACAAATAAACCTCTCTACCACCAGCCCAACCTTCTCCGGCAACAACCAGACTTTTTACAACGTCAGCTTTACCAGCACCGTTGTGGGAACCGTCACAATCAACGGTTCAAACAGCTTCAACAACCTGTCCTTCACCGGCATCACCTCTGCCGGCCTGAAGACCATCTCTTTCAGCGCCAACCAAACCGTTACCGGAACACTGACGTTCTCCGCTGGCACTAACGCCACGATGCGGCACTTCGTTCGCTCTGACACCATCGGAACGACCCGCACACTGACTGTCGCAGCGTTCTCCGGTACCGACGTAGACTTCCGAGACATCACCATAGCTGGTGCAGCGGCTCCGGTATCCGGGACTCGATTGGGTGACTGCAAAGGCAACAGCGGGATTACGTTTGTTGCTGGCGCTAACAAATATTGGAACCTTGCGGCTGGTGGTAACTGGGGCGGGGCTATTGGCTGGGCCACATCGAGCGGGGGTACTCCTGCTATCAATAACTTTCCTCTGGCACAAGACACCTGCATCTTTGAGGCTACAGGGCTGAACAGCGGTGCCACAATCACCATCAACAACGCCTACAACATTGGCACCATCGACATGTCGGCTCGAACGACGAACACGATGACGCTAGCGACGGGATCGACAACCCCGGCAATCTACGGCAACTGGATTAATGGAACTGGCACGACACTAACCGGAACAGGTACTTTGACTTTTGCTGGCCGAGGCAGTCAAACGATTACGAGTGCTGGCAAGACTTTTACGCAGAGTTTTATCATTGATAGCCCAGGAGGTTCTGTAACACTGCAAGATGCTTTTGTTTGCGACAGAAACGCAGCCGGTGCTCTTACAGTAACCACAGGAACTTTTGATGCCAATGGGTACAATGTCACGTTGTCAGGTGCGTCTAGTTCTGTTGCAACTTCTGGTACTGGCACTAGAACTGTTGCGGTCGGTTCTGGAACTTTGGCTATATCGGGAACAGGGGGATGGACCGCAGCCACCTCCACCAATCTCACCGTCACCGGCACCGGCACAATCTCCCTGACCTCTGCTTCAGCTAAAGTATTTGAAGGTGGTGGTGTTGCTTACACCAACATCACGCTGAACCAAGGCGGTGCTGGTACTTTGACAATCACCGGCAACAACACGTTTAAGACCATCAGCAGCACGGCGGCAGGTGCCAACACCATCAACATCGGCACGGCGACCCAGCGGATCACAACCTCGTGGACTGCTACTGGTACGGCAGGGAACATTCTGACTATACAAGGTACATCGGCCAGTTCGCCGGGTACGCTGATCTTTACCGGGTCTGGAACGGCAGCGAACGTTGACTACTTAGCGATCACGGGTGTCCGGGCGTACAATCTTGAGACAACATGGTTTGCGGGCGCGAACTCAACGAACAACGGTAGTCTTGGCTGGTACTTCCAGAGTGGGGGTACCACGGTTACAGCATCAGTCAGCGAGACGTCTACCGCTTCCGATTCAATCAGTGCTTTGGGAGTTTTTGGTGGGGTAGTTTCGGAAACAGTCAATATCTCAGATTCTGTAACTGGGGGTTTGCTTTTCCAAAGTGACATCTCCGAAACCGTTACCGGCTTGGATTCAATTGATGCGGTTTTGATATTTAATCGTTCGGTCGATGAGTCAGCCATTGCGGCTGATAGCATTAGCACGATCGCAACGCTAAATCCTGTGGTTGCTGAATTAGTTACCGGCACTGATACAGTATCGAGTCTGGGTGTTTTTAATTCCAGTGTTTTAGAGCTTAGTACCGCAACCGATACAAACGTTGGATTTATTGTCTTTCCAGTAAATGTACAAGAATCCTCTAGCGCAGCGGATTCAGTCTCTGTAACCCTCACACTTCCGGCAGATATTTCAGAAACCTCAACGGCGTTAGATGTCGTTGCAGCGCAAGCTGACTTTGCGCCAAGTATTTCAGAGCTTGTTACCGCTCAGGATGTGACGGAATCTCTGGGTGTGTTTGTATCGACGGCTGAAGATACCGCAACGATTTCAGATCAAATCAACGCCGGTTTGGTGTTTTTATCTGACGTATCTGAAACGGCGGTAATGTCGGATTCAAATATTGCGCTCCTTGTGTTTTCGGGAGTGATTCTAGAGACCGCAACAGGCACCGACACGACCGCAGCCGCAGCCGCGTTTGCTCCGTCTATTTCAGAAACAGCAACCGCTCAGGATGTTCTGACAACCCTTGTATCGCTGAATTCCAGCATTTCAGAACTTGCCACCGCAGCGGATTCAAATGCGGGGATCGTTACATTCCTAACATCAATCAGCGAAACATCAACCGCTTCTGAAACCGCTACAGCCGCTGCGTTCTTTGTTTCCAACATTATTGAAAGCGCAAACTCAACCGATACTACCGCATCACTAGTGACCTTTGGGTCGCTGATCAATGAGTTTGTTCAGACGCTCGATACCTTCTTGGTTGCGGCTTCGATCTTTAACGCTCCGTTCTCGGACTCTGCTACGGCATCCGACAGTGATGTGGGGTTCATCACGTTCCCCACTGTGATTGATGAGTCAGCCACGGCGGCAGACGAAGACGTTGGATTCATCACGTTCCCCACAAGTATCAACGAGACGTCAACCGCTCTTGATACGATGTCTGCGGTAGCGACGTTCGTTTCGGCTGTGTCGGAACAAGTAACTGGTATCGATTCATTCCTAGTCGCACCTAGCATCTTCAACGTGGTAGTGCCTGAGAGCGCGGTGGCTCGGGATGTGGTAGCATCAAACGTAGTCTTTGTATCAAGCATTTCTGAGCTTGTCGCTGCAATTGATCTGTTCTCTGGTGCCTATCTCTGGACAGACGTAGACGACTCGCAAGGTGCAATTTGGGCAAATGTTAATAATTCCCAAGGATCGGTCTGGACTCCGGTTAATAACTCTCAGGGTGCGACTTGGACTAATGTGAACAATTCGCAAGGGGGGACATGGACAGATGTCAACGATTCCCAAGGGGCTGTCTGGTCACCGGTTATACCGTAAAGGTCTATCATGCCTGTCGTAAAACTTAGCTTTAAGCCCGGAGTTAATCGGGAAAACACTCGGTATACGACTGAGGGGGATTGGTACGCTTCCGAAAAAGTTCGGTTTCGGCAAGGTACGCCAGAGAAGATTGGCGGCTGGGAGCGGATTTCTGCAAATTCTTTCGTAGGTTTGTGCCGTTCCTTGTGGGCGTGGACAACGATTGCTGGGCGCAAACTTGTCGGGGTGATGACGGAGAAGAAGCCTTATATTGAGTACAACGGGTCGTACACGGACATCACCGCTGTCTCCACCGTCTGGTCTAGTCCGGTTACGGTTTACAGCTCCACGATTGGCTCTTCAGTTATCCGACTCAATTTCAATCCTACTTGGAGCAACAAATCCCAGTTCACTTGGGTCGGGTCTTATATTTACTTAATTGATGTCTCCGGAATTGACGCAAACATTACCGCATCAGTCCTTAACAATAAATTTTTTGAGATTATTGCTTACGATACAAGCTTAGGAATTGCTGATATTGATGTTGGTGTTGCTGCAGCATCTGCCGTTTCTAGCTTAAACATTAACGGTTATTACAATTACACAGGACCGTTGTTTAGCAATTATTATTCACAGTCAAATTTTGGGCAGGACTTACTCTTTTGCCGTCGAGGTGGACAGATTAACGTTTGGGATGGTCGGATTGGCTGGCTGCTTAATGGTAATACAATAACGTTTACAACGGGTGCAACGACTTACGTCACCACGACACAACCATGCCCTCCCGGAGCTACCACAGAACGGTTTCCTGTATATTTCAGATCAACGGAACTACTTCCTTCAGGACTTAGCTCTATTACGCTTTACTGGCTTGCTCGTTTTGGAAGCTCTGGGGCGATCACGACTTTCGTGATTTATACGGCTGAGACTGGGGGAACTACCGTAACGACCACGACTTCTGGTTCGGGCACGTTTTACGCATGGATTAATGCGAGGACTCTTAAGGACGTTACTAGCGGTAATGTCGATGTTCCGGATAAAGTTAACTACGTCCTCGTATCCGATATTTATAGGTTTGTATTTGCTTTTGGGGCTAACCAAGAAGGTACTTCTGACACAAGCGGAACCTCACAGATTCAACCTATGCTGATCCGTTGGTCGGATCAGGAAGATTATACAAACTGGACCCCCGCTGCAACGAATCAAGCGGGGTCGTTGCTTTTATCTCGTGGGTCTCAGATCATTACAGCACTTCAAGCACGTCAAGAAGTCTTGGTCTGGACTGATAGTGCTCTTTACTCCTTACAGTACCAAGGGGCACCTACGGTCTGGGGTGCTCAGTTAATGGGCGATAACATCTCTATTGTCAGTCAAAATGCGGTGTCGTATGCAGCGGGTGCAGCCTTCTGGATGGGTGTTGATAAGTTCTATATCTATAACGGTAACGTCGATACTCTAAAATGTGACTTACGCCAATATATTTTTGGTGACATCAACATTTCGCAATACGCTCAGATCTTCTCTGGTACCAACGAAGGGTTTAATGAGGTCTGGTGGTTTTATTGCTCGGCTGAATCGTCCACGGTCAATCGTTACGTCATCTACAATTACGCAGAAAAAATTTGGTATTACGGTACACTGGCTCGTACCGCATGGTTGGACTCAGGGCTGCGTGATTACCCCCTTGCAGCGACGTATTCATACAATCTGGTTAATCATGAGAAGGGAGTTGACGATAATGT